TCTTGGCCACGACGCCCAGCGACGACGCGAGCAGGTCATGCAGGCGCGTCGAGGCGAAGTTGACGCCCTGCGCCGACTCGCCCTTGAACGTCAGGTCGAAGTCGCCGAGCTCGCGAATCGCAGGCTCACCGCTCGACAAGTAGGGCGCCTCTGGCTCGGGCACCTGACCCGCGCCGCTCGTCGAGACGGCAGGCTCAGAGTAGAGCGGGATGGTCGCCGTGGTGGCCTCGTTGCTTGAGGACGCCCGCGTGGGCTTCACGGCGTTGAAGGTCAGCGCGCTCGTGTCGACGAGCGCATGGTCGGCCGCATCGGGGCTGCCGAAGGTGGACTCAACCGCGATTGCGACCGACTGGCCGCCGAGACGTCCTGCGCTCATACGCTCACCCTCACTGTGGCTCGGACGCGCAGCACGCGCCCCGTGACTCTGTCCGTGTCGCCGATATCCTCAACCTGAGTGTCGGGGAATACTGCGACGTCATTGGCTTGTGATGCCCATACCGACTGCGGCCGGATGGTGCTGATGATGTTGACTGCGTCCTCGACCGCTGCCCGGTATGCCGAGCCCGCGAAGTCGGCCTCACGATAGAGCACCGTGATGAGCACCGAGTAAGACGCCTCGTCGATGGGGTCGCCGCTCACGAGGCCGGTGTCGATGGGCGCGCCCTCTTGGATGAAGAGCGCGCGGCTCGGGACTCGGTCGGACTCCTGCAGCAGCTCGCCCTCGCTGGCGAAGTCGACCAGCGAGAACGCGAGCCCAGGCGCAGTCGTGGGCGCGATGCCGAGGATGGCGCCGCTGAGCGCGTCGAGTAGTCCGTAGAGGCTCACTGCTTACCTGCCACTGCGCGATTGATGCAGGCGCCGATAATCTCGGGCAGCGCTGCGACGAGGTCCGCATTGTTGCGAGGGCTGATGCCCCACCAGTTGCGCTTGAGATGCGTCGCGCCAGCGTACGCCACGGCTGCGCCTCGGGGTGTGATGGTCACGCCGGTCTTGCTGATGGCCTGCACGCCGATGCTGCGCGAGAGTTGCCCCGATAGGATGAGGTCCACCTCGACGCTGCGGTCGTTCAGCCCCTTGCGGCTCTCGGCCTTGTACTGCTTGTAGCCGTCCTCATAGAAGCGGCCCACGACGCGCCCCTTGTTCGGGCCTCGCTTGCCCTTCCAGGGCGTGCCGCCCTTGGGCTTCAAGCGCCGCGCCGTCTCGCTGTTGCGATAGATGACGACCGGCTTGGTGCTGTACGCCTTCATGCCGTTGTCATCGACGTCCAAGCCCTCGAAGAACGTGCGCTGAACGAGCGACGTGCGCAGAACCTCGGCCACGTCACGCATGGCCTTGAGGTCCCACACAAACGAGGGCCACGTCGCGCCGAAGTCGTGGGTGGCCTCAATGCTCATCGCTGGTCCGTCACCCGCGCCAGCTCGATGGTCGCCGGGGGCACAGGGTCAGTGGGAAAACCGACGATGGCCGTGTTGGTCAGCGTGGTGCCGACCTGCCGCGCCAGCTGTTGCGACGACGCCGCGTCGATCTCCTCGGGCTCGACCTCGCCGTTGAGGTTGAGGTCCTGCCAGTCCACGAGCGACAAGACGTTGTCGAGCTCGGCCGCAGCGCGCTCGCGGTAGTACGTGGCAAGCGCCGTGCGGTCCTGCCCGCCCATGCTCGTGCCATCGAGAATGACCGCCGCTGCGAGGTAGGCGTGCGCCCTGGCGAACTGTCGACCTGGTAGCACGTCCTCGTGGCGAGGCGAGATGCGCCGCTTGATGTGGCCGATGAGCTCGTCGAGCGCTGCATCGCGCTGGAGCTTCCAGCTACCTTGACCAGCGGGCCGCGCTCGGAGGTCGGGCACGTAGCCGAGCAGTTCGGCATCGCTCAGCCGCGTGGCGAACTCCATCGCTACGACGTGCAGGACGTCCCTGTCTCTGTCGTAGGCGAGAGGCTCGGCGTTGAACGCATCGACTGTCTCGTAGTCGATGGTCCATCGGATGTTGCGCACAGGCGTGGCGCCGATGTGCGCGCTTGAGATGGCCGCCTGACGCTGCAGCCAGTGCAGGTTCGCGGGGTTGACGCCGAACGCGACCGGATGCGGCACCGGTTCGGCAAGCTCAAGCGTACCCTCAATGCCATCGTCCGTGACCACGCGCACGACGCGCAGCGAGGCACCGACGAGGCCAATGGACTGCAGCACGACGGCCGCGGGTTGGTCGCCGCTGATGGCCGTGGTGGGCGAGCCTGACAAGCCCCACGTCACGGTCAGCGTGCGCCGGTCCGTGCTGATGGCTGTGACCTGGTCAACCTGCCGCGACTGCGTGAGGCTGTACGTCTGCACACCCGCTGGCCAGTCGATGGTCAACGTCGGGTTAGCGACGAGCACGCCGTCTGGATTGGTCCAGTGCCACACATGGCCGAGGCCGGTCAGGAGCTTGCGTGCGGTCATGGCGCAGAGCCTACCACAGCAGCGCCCCTACGTCACCCGGTCGCGGCGTTGTTGGCCGTGCGCACGGTCGATGCGTCGGCTTCCTTGTAGCCCCACCGCTTGGCCGTCGCCAAGGGGACAGCAAGCCATGAGTGTCGGCAGTTGTACCCGCCGCCACTCTCCAAGGGATGAGGCAGGCCGGTCTGTCCGTTGTCGAGCCCGCGGACCAACTCAGGCGAGAACCAGAAGCCCAGGCACGCCTCGCAGAAGGGACGTGTGAGGCCGTCGTCGGGGCCACCATAGGCGAAGCCAATCGGCACGCCGGACTCGTCCGCGTACGCGTTGGATATGGCGCGCGCGTAGACCGCCGTCTGTGTCCGCGCCTCCGTCGCCGCCTGCCCGAGAGAGACCTGCAGCCGCTCGGCCAGACGCGTCGATAGCTCGGTGATGCTCTCTAGCCGGTAGCCCTCGCGCATGAGCGGCACAAGGTCCGTGGCAGTCGTCAGGTTGGCTGCTCTGAACGCGTCATTGGCGTCGCGCCTGGCTGCGTCAATGACGGCCGTGAGCGCCTCGATGTCGACGACGTTGTCAGGGTCGAGGCCGACCGAGCGGAGATAGTCAGGGGTTGCGCGCTCGATGTCGTCGAGCCCGTCGAGCCACTGGTCCTGTATCTCGCCGGTTTCCTCGGCGACTGCCGCAGCGACCTGGTCGAGCTGCACCGCGAGCAGGCCGGTGCGCCAATCGCCGCCGCCTGCCTCGGTAGCCAGCTCGAGGAGCCGGTCACGTAGCGTGTCACGCAGGCCGACGAGCTCCGCGCCGATACGGTCACCGAGTCGCGTCAGGTCCGCATCTCGACGACGCAGAGCCGCGCGGATGTCGGCCGGGATTGCCACTCAGCCCTTGCGCTTACGCGAGACAAGGACCTTGGGCGCAGATAAAGGGACGACGGGCGCTTCACCGACAGGCGCTCCGTCGTCCATGATTGCCGCGATGACCGCCTCGACCTCGGGAGGTGAGCGGTAATCGAGCAGCACGGCGTCCGAGCCCAGCAACGACGACGCAGCAAGCCACTGCTCGCGGGTCATGTCCACCTCAGCGGGGGCATTGTAGTACCCCATCTTAGGCAGCGGTCGCAGGAGTCGGACGCGGGCGCGCATCAGCTGACGACCGCCGTGACGAGGTAGCCGAGGTTCGCGTCGAGGACGACCTCGTCGCTGTAGACCTCGCCGGCCACGATGGAGCCGACCGCCTGCGGGGGCGCCGTCAGGTACTCGCGGACCGAGATGGGCAGCGCGAGGCCGTCCATGCTCAGACCCTGACCAGACAGGCCGTCCTCGACGAGCAGCAGGGCCGCGACCGCGCGCGCCATGATGTCGCCCGAGGCGTTCGCGATGGTGTCCGCGTTCTCGAGGCAGCCCATCCAAATCGACTTGCCCCAGAGGTAGGACGAGGCGAACGTGGTGGCGTCGGCCGAGGACTGACGACGAGCGCCGCCGATGAGCAGCTTGAGGCCGAGCTCACCCGCGACCAGCTCCTTGAGGTACGCGTCGGTCGCGACCTGACGGAGCGCAGCAGCCGCACCGCTCGTGACGACTCGGATGCCCGAGGCAGCCATCGAACGCTGGAAGGCGTCAGCGACCTCACGGCCGATGATGAGCGTGTCGGGGTCGCGGCCGTAGGACTGCGCGCGGACGATGCTCTTGAGGATGGCGAGGTCCTGCATGGGGGTCGCCGTGACGATGGTGTCCCACTGCGAGCCCGCACCGGGGACCGCAGCGAGGGCCGCGTCGGGCCAGTTCGCCGTGCTGAAGAACAGCGAGCTCGTGCGCGCCTCCATGTCGAGGGCGAGCTTGCGGCCGATGGCGCCAGCCTCGCGCTCGGTGAGCGACGTGGGGAACTGCGAGCGCTCGGAGAGCTTCTGCGGGACCACGTCGCTCGCGAGCTTGTACTCCTCGCAGGAGTACAGCACGGTCGTCGGAGCGCCGAGAGCGCGCCGCGGGTAGTCCGCGCCGAGAGCCGTCGCGACGACCTGGGGCGAGCCCATGTAGCCGCTGGAGTTCTCGACGAAGATGGTGCCCTTCGAGGCGGTCGGCACGACCGGCTGGATGGGGAGGAAGGGGAAGACCAGCCCCTGCAGGGACTGCGCGGCGCCGATGGCCGCACCCGAGAGAATCGGGGAGACCGGGGCGAGTTGGCTCTGATTGGCTGCGCTCATGGCTGCTTACCTCAGGGGAAGATGGAGTGTTGGAGGTTGACTTCGCAGACGACACCGTCCGCGGTCGCGCCGGTGCTGGTCGCGCCGCTGAGGATGACGCCGAGGATGCGGTCGCCCGAGGCAGCCGCAACGAGCTTGCCCGCCGCGTCGGCCGTGACGAACTGCCCAGGGTTGATGACGCCGCTCGCGATGGCGAACGGGCAGTTGCCCAGGACCTGCACGTCGACGATGTCACCCGCGACGCCGCTCGTGAGAGCGATGCCGACGAGGTAATCGCCGCCGCTGGTGGCCTGCGCCCCAGCCGCGATGCCGCCGCTGAGGCCATCGGCCTTGACGACCTGACCGCGCGTCACGGTGCCCGTGAGGCGGTACGACTTGATGCTCCCGAGACCATTCACGCTGGCCATTGTCAAACTCCTCGCCCGGCGCGGACTCGCGCGAGCATGTCATTAGCGCGCCGAACCTCGGCAACGCGGGGGTCTTCATTCACGGCATCGGCAGCGGCGCCACCGTGCCCAACCGGGGTCGCGACCGCGACGATGGGCGACAGGTCAGCGAGCATGCCCGCGACCTCGTCGATGCCCATGCGCATCGCACGCTCCACCCACTCGCCGCGCTTGGCCTGCGGGATGCGCCCGCCGACCACGTGCGTCTCGACCATCGCCACCGCATCGCGCCGCAGGAGTTCGTCCTGCGCCTTGTGGGCAGCGTCTTGAATGGCCTGCAGCTGCTCACGCGCAGCCTGCAGTTCAGCCTGCAGACGCTCGACCTCGCCGAGCGCCGTTGTGTCGACGGCCTGCACCGTCGTGTTCTCGTCGCCCATCGGGGCCTCCATGTCGCCGTCCGAGATAGACGCGGCAGCCGTGACGGTACGGACACGCCGCTGGTAGTCGAGGGGCATCGAGCCCCCGAGGAACATCCAATCGTCTGCATTGGTCGCGATGCGGTCAGCCAGACCACGCGCCACAGCCTCGTCGGCCGCGTAGACCGAGCCATCGCCGAGGGACTCGACAGCCACGCCACGGTCGGTCGCAATCTCGCCGAGCATGATGCTCGCGAGCTGGTCGACCCGACGCTGCAGGGCTGCGATGTAGTCGCTGTCGTTCGTCGATGCACGCTTGCGCGGGGTCTGCGAACTGACAACCTCGACCGTGCTGCCTTCCTCGCCATCGCGCGCGAGCGTGACGACCACGCCCACCGAGCCCGCTTGGGCGAGAGGCGATAGCACGACCTCGTCAGCCGCAGCGGCAAGCCAGAGCGCAGCGCTGGCAGCCATGCCCGAGACATACGCGAGGACGTAGATGCCCTGCTCCTGCGCCCGAGCGATAGCGCGCCTGGTCTCGCGCACGCCCGCCACGTAGCCGCCAGGGCTGTCGACGTGCATCACCATGACCTTTTCGCCCTGCAGCTGCGCGCGCTTCAGGTCGAGCCGCATCGAGTAGTAGTCGATGGGGTAGAGCGGGCCGTCCACGTGCATCGTGCCGAGCGCGCCCTCAAAGTACCGCTTGGGCTTACCCGCAGCGATGGCCGCGAGGTGCGAGGGCTCGACCGCCAGCGCCGAGACGCCGGGGCTAGGCACGCTGCCTTCCTCCTGCGCGCGCCGCACGAGGTACAGCTGCTGCATCTCTTCGACCCATTCCGACCCAGCGTCGCCGCCCCACAGGAGCCAAGCGACGTAACCGGGGGACTCTTGGCCCTCGACGTCGTCGACGCCTTCCTCCCAATCGGCCTCGTGACGAGCGAACCACGCAGGCGCCTCGCTGGTCACCCACTGCTCGCTCTGAGGCTCGCCGTTGGCGATGCTGTTGGCGCGCCGGATGGTCTCGGGCTTGATGCCGTCGCCCGACTTGCCCGCCTCGTGCAGAGCCACGCCCTTGAGCGCCTCGCGCTGCACAGCCTCGGGAGGCGTGAGTTCCTCAGTCGACAGCAACGGCATCAGATGCCCCCGGGGAGTGTGGAAGGTGTAGTCGTCGGCCGAACGGTGCGCCCAAGACGCTCACGCTCAGACCGGACCTCGGCTGCCAGCGTAGGTGCAGGCAGTTCGAGCGCGGACCGAATCGCCCGCTCGTCCTCGGCCGTGGGAGTGAGCACGCCAGCGGAGAGCAGCGACACGACGTCGCCGACCTTCTCCACCCACAGGCTCGACCGGATGCCCGAGTAAGTCAGGCGCGGGAGTTGGTCGAGGGGCATGGGGCCAATGTTCGCATTGACGATGGCGCGCACGTAGGAGCTAAGCCCCTCGGCCAGCCATTGACACAAGTCGCCCGCCATCTGCGCCGCGAGCTCCGCGTGCACCTGCGCCGTGGCGTAGGCGCCAGACGAGCCGCTAGAGCCCATCGCCAAGAACTGCACATAGAACGCCTGCAGAATCTCGCGCTCGATGTCGCTGACGACAGCGGAGAGCGGACCCGAGCCAGACGCAGCGGACGCACCCTCGAAGGAGAGCGACGCCCACGACGGCAGCACGAGCGCCGATTCCTCGTGCGAGGTGTACCGACGCAGCACGCGCAGCAGCTCGTCGCGCGCAGCCTCGTACTCTTGCTGCGAGGGAGCCGTGCCACGCTGACGCGCCAAAGCGTCCTCGTCGATGGTGACGGTAGGAACCGGCACCGCGTAGCGCTGGACCAAGACGTTGCGCAGGTTGGTCGCGCGTCTGTAGTCGCTCGCGAGGGGCTCGACCTGACGCAGCAGGCCCACGCCTTCGACACCCTCAGACAGCGAGGGCCAGACGAGATGCACGAGGCGTTCGTAGGGGATGCGGACCGAGCCGACCGAGCTGAGGCCATAAGGCTCGCGCTGCCACTGGTCGACAGCGACGATGCGCCGCCCCTCGTAGACCCACTGACGCACGCTCGATTGGTCGCGCGGCTCAAGGTCGATGTACGTGGTGCCCTCGTAGGGATACGCGACCATCTCCGCCAGGGCGAAGCCGTAGAGCGCGCCGGTCAGGAGCTGACGCATGCGCGTCTCCCACGACGGCAGGCTCAACACTCGACCGTCCCACTCGATGACCGGGGAGGCGTACCCACCGAGGCCGAGCGTGCGCCGAACGACCTCAGCCGCAGCCTCGGACGCGGGCGAGTCGGGAGCCGCTGCGACGTCCCACGTGGCCTGCGTCGCCAGCCCGAGCAGCGCCTGGGCACCGACTGCGCAGGGAGCGCAGCGCATCGCCACACGGTACGCAGCGATGCGCGGGGCCAGCTGGACCAGCCTGAGATTGGTCTCGCCGTCATTGACCGGCAGGCTCTGCACGCCAACGCCACGACCGTCGACGGCCTCGGGCGCGCTGTACTTGCTGACCTGTACGGAGAGTGCCATGCGCGCACCCTAGCACAGCGCGTCAGAAAACGCACGCCCCCGCCAAGACACGCACGGTGAGTGCTCAAGGCGCCCAGCGGGACCGTCTACCGATGGCCGGGCCGGGACTCCGCGAGCCTTGGCTTGGCGGGGGAGACTCTCAGATGATGCTGTACAGGCCGCCGTGGCAGGCGATGATGATGATCTTGAGCATGATGGCAGTCACAGGGAACCTCCGCAGCTGTGGGCGATGAACTTGGCGAGGAAGAGGAACGACGTGAGCGACACCATAGACCCTCCTAGATTGGCCGGGGGCAAGGCCTAGACTCAGCACATGCGCCGCGAGACCATCCCGCGACACACGCTTGACACGCCGGCTAGGGCCGCCCCCACGCCCAAGCTATCACGTTGCCCGAGCGCGTCAAGCTCAGCGCACGTCCATCGGGTCGAGCTCGACACGTCGACGCTCAGGAGCTGCAGGCGCAGCCTCGCGCCGCGTTGGGTCGGGCAGGTACCACAGCACCTCGCGCACGGCGTAGCGCAGCGTGTCGGCGTGGTGGTCGTGCGTCCCGTCCTTAGCAGGTCGACCAGGTGCGCGGTCGTCCCAGCGATAGCCGGTCATGGCCCTGGCTAGCGTGCGCTTGGTGGACGGAGCACGCAGCCCCGCGTCAAAAAGCGCACGGTCGACCGTCAGAGCGCCGCGCTCCAATGCCAGATTGACCCGCGTGCAACCCGACACGATGTCTCGCCGCTCCGGGTCGCGCTCGATGCGAGGCATGATGCCCAGCCCCTTGGGAGGCGACAGCGCCACGAGGTCGAGGTCTGCCACGCCGGTCTGCGCCGAGCGTGCGCCGCCTGCAGGGTCAGCCACGACGGCGTCGAGCGGGATGCGCTGGCTGCCCGGCTGCCACAATCGCCGAGGCGTGCACTCGATGGATAGGCGCGCGAGGAAGTCTGGCAGCGTCTCGTCGTCGGGCGCCCACTCTCGGGTCACGTGCCACCGGCCGCGCGTGAGCTCGACAAGCAGGAGCGCGCACGGATGCCTCAAACCGAAGTCCATGGCCAGCATCGTGCGCATGTGCGTGTAGTCGACGGCCTCGACCGTGACGCACTTCTCAGGCGCCCACGCATGAAACACCGACCCAACCGGGGGAAGCGGCCGGTTCTCGACCAGCGCCGCAAAGTCACGGTCTGACAAGGTCTCACGCATGCGCTCAAGCCATCCGGCCCCGAGGTGCGCTGCGTTCTCGCTGCTCTGCGGTAGGTAAGCCTCGCCGCCTATCTCCCGCGTTCGTTCTACCCACCACGCAGGCTCGACCGGGATGCCACAGGTGACGACGACGGGCCGCTGCATCTGGCCGCGCTGGTCGGCAGCAGGTACACGAGCACGCGACCGGGCCACGTCGAGCACGTCGGGCCGCAGTACCTGGCACTCGTCCACGAGGACGGCGTGCGCGTTCAGACCCTCGATAGGTGACGAGCCGGGGCCAGAGTTCGCCGGGGTGTCGAGGTGCGCGAGCAAAAGCCGCGACCCTGACGCCCAGACGAAAGCTTGCTCGGACGCCGCGTAGGTTACGGCCGAGCCCGCGAGCAGGCCGTGCAGATGCGGTAAATGCACGTCACGGAGACGTCGGAACGTGTCCATGCCGACGACCACCAGCGCGCCGGGGCGAGTCTCGCAAAGTAGGATGGCGAGAGCACAGAGCGCGAGTGACTTGCCCGAGCCCAAGCCACCACGGACCGCCGCTGCGTCTGATGGCCACTCACCGCTCAGACCCGCGCGCAGGAACTCCGACTGCCACGGCAGCGGGTCAAGCTCGCTGATGCGAGGCATGATGCACGCAGAGATGCAGGGTACTGTTGCCCGGCACCGTCTCGACCGAGTGCGCGCTGCAGACCTCTAGCCCGCAGCGGCCCTGCGCGTCGTCGTGGTCGCAGACGTACCGCGCGTGCTCGTGGCAGTCGGGCAGCTCGCAGGCTCGTCCGGGATGCCAGCCGAAACGCGTCTCACCCAGCCCACCGTGCCATGACAGCAGGACGCTCACGCGTTGCCGACCTTCTCGGGCTTGGCGCTGACGAGCTTCTGCAACAACGGCGCAACCTCGGCGCCCTGGTGCACATGCGTCGTGACCTGCACCTCGGGCTTCTGCGGGAAGTGCTCGGGGTCGTAGCGCTCAAGGAGCCACGCCGAGGCGCGCCAATCATCGGCGCCTGCCTGAGCGATGTTTTGGACCAAGGCTGCCCTAGATCGTACGCGTGCGCGCGCCCATCGCTCAGCAAAAATAGCGTATTGCCCGCCCTGCGCTGCCCTGCTCAGCCAGCTACGCACCGTGCCCTCGTTGATGCCGACCTCGATGCACGCATACGAGCCGATGCCCAACCGCTCCAACGCCTCGCAGAGCTTGTCGATGTTCTCGTTGCTGCAGAGCGTCCCACTCTCCTTGGGTCGACCTCTGCCACGCTTGGCCTGCTCAGCCATCACGCCACCCCTAGCAGCGCCTCGCGAGCCGTAGCCCGTAGCCGCTGCATCGTCACCTGTCGCATCGCTGCCCCCAGCTCGGGGACGACAGGTGCTCCGTACACCTGCCCGCTTACCTGCCACCGACCCAGCATGACAGCAGCGACGCCTCGACGTCTAGCCGCCATAAGCACGTGGTCGTGGTGCATCTGCTCGGGGCCGCTCTCCTGCTCGCTGTCGCCGATGTCCTCGGCCACGAACACAAGGTCGGGCGGGGGTAAGTCGTCGAGCTGCCGCAGCGCGTCAATGACGCGAGAGTGAACGGTGATTGTCACAGGGCCAAGGAGCGCCGCCGCCTGCCTCAGTAGGTCACGACAGGCGTGCGTCTCCGCGTAGATGAGGATGTGCATCACGTGTCTCCGTCCTGCACCGGCTGACCCGACAGCCGCGAAATCTCCACCCGCTGGAGGATATCACGCTTCTGGCCGACCATCCGCTCGGTGAGAGTCTTCGCGCTTACCTTCGACTCATCGAGCGCCTGCACCCGCGTCTGCAGGGTCGTCACGTCAGCCTGCAGCCGGTCGACGTGGGCGCGTGTCTGGGCTGCGTGGGCTGCGACGCGCCACAGCACACCACCCATGGTGACGCCGAGGCCGGTGAGAGCGATGGCCGTGGTGACCTCCATGTCACTTCCTCTCGCGTAGCGTGCGCTCAGTCTCGCGCATCTTGGCCGCGTCGATGGCCTCTTGAGCGCGCGCCCTCTCCGACTCGTCGTCAGACGCGACGAGCCACGCCTGCGCCGCAGCTGCGAGGGAGACTGAGAGCACGACCGCCCCTGCTCGAGCAGAGAGCGCCTGGCACTCGTCCTCGGTCGAGTCGGGGCACTGAGCCGCGACCGTGGCCGCGCCGGTGCCGAGCGTCACGAGGCCGATGGCGATTGCCCGCTCGACAGGCGAGGGACGCACGCGTGGTTGCCCCCCGCAGCCGACGAGGAGGACGGCTGCGAGGATGGCCGCCTTCATGCTGCGGGAGGTGTCGGCGGGGTCGTGGGTGGGTGCTGCTCGCGCTCGGCCATCGACCGACCAGCCAGCACGCCGATGATGCCCGCGATTTGGGCGATAGCGCCGTCCGTCGAGCCCTCGCCGTGCATCGCGAGGATGGTGATGGCGACGATGCCGACCACGCCCGCGATGAGCGTGCGATAGCCTCGCATGCTGACCGCCTTCATCTGGCCGACTCAGGCGCAGCGAGCTTGGGCACCTCGGCATCGGGGGTCGCGGTCGGAGGAACCGACGCAGGAACCGTCGCAGGAGCCGATGCAGGCGCGCGCGCGTCCGTGCGCTCGCAGCTCGTCGTGACCCGAGCGCCAGCCACGAGCACCGTGGCCGAGATGCCGACGAGCGGCAGGCCGTGCGCCTCGGGCAACTCGACCGAGATGGAGCCGACCGGAGTGACGCACTCCCACGGACGCATGCCCGAGCTCGACGACGGGACCGACGAGGGAGCCGGAACCGGGGGGAGATGAGCGCCCGAGCACGCCCCGAGGAGCAGCGCGGAGAAAGAAAGCCTCGACGTCATGCTGGACCTCCGCCGCCGAAGCCCATGCCACGGAACGTGTAGCTGGGTGGCGCCTGATTGATTGCGTTGCGCCACTGGAGCGAGGCGATACGCATGACTCGCGTATTCGTCCCCGTACTACGTCCGAACCGGATAAGCCCGGCCGCGGCGCTCCCGGCAGTCACATTGGACCCATTCCAGATGCCCACCAGGTACTCACCGCACCACAGTGAGTAGGCAATCTGCGCGACCGAGGTCAGCGTGGTGCCAGAGTAGACGCGCTGCGCTCGGAGCGTCACGGTGACCCAGCTGGCTCGCACGTCGGCAGTCTCAATCTTGACGTCCTCCGCCGTGCCATTCTGCCGACACAGGCCCGTGCTGCTCGCGCCCGCGAGGAACTGCGGGATGGTCGCTGAGACCTGCTTGCCGAGCGCGCCGAGGAACATGGGAGAGCCGGTCGCATCCTCGCCCGGCATCCAGACGCGTGCGCGCAGTTCCCACTCATCGACCGGGGTTGCAGGCTGGATGTTTAGCTCTTGCTGACCGCTCGCGCTGGTCGGCGTGAACTCCCAGCACGACACGCCCTCATAGGTCACAGCAGAGCCGCCGAACGCGCCCGCGCCGACAACCGCAACAGCGGAGATGTTCGCCGAGCCCGTGTAGTTCGCCAACGTGACAGGCGACCCGGCCGCCGCGGACCATTGGAAGGTCCACGCATCGGCCGTGAACGGCGACGCGACGACACCAGTCAGCGCCGAGCCGTCGACCGCGGGCAGCTTCGCCGAGCCGTCGAGGACGACCACGTTGCCCGCGCTGGTCCCGGTCGTGAGACCGAGCGTTGTGCGAGCCGTCGCCGCGTCCGCGTCGTCGATGAGTGTGCGCGCGAACGAGCTCAGCGTCGTCATGGCACCCGCGCTCGCCGACGTGTAGTAGGCGATGCGGTCGGCCGCAGGCGTCAGGCTGTTGATGGCCGTGAGAGGCGCGCCGAGCAGGGCAACGCCGCCCGCGTAAAATGTCGTCGACGTGCCAACCTGCCAGCGTCCGTTGAGCGTCGCGCTCGACGTGGGCGCAGCGAAACCGCCCGCGCTGTCGCTGATGGAAACGCGCAGCGCGCTGCCGCTGCTATTAGTCAAGGTGCCCAAGAACAGGCAGCGGTCAAAGAGCACGACGCCGGTAAAGCCCGCAGGCACGACGACGTTGCCGACCTCGCAGCCGACGACATAGACGTATGACGAGATTGCGCCGAGCGTCAGGCCGCCGAGCAGCTGGCAGCGCTCGATGCGATGTACGCCCGAGCCCGTCGTCGAGATGGTCGTTAGCCCTTCAATCTGGAGATTGACGAGCCGTGCTCGGACGACGTTATTGCCGACCGTCAGCGCTCGACTGGACGAGAGGGAGGCGATGGTCCCGCCGAAGTCGCCCGCGCTCGGTCCGATAATGGCGATGTTGTTGCGCCCAGCCGGGATGGTGACCGTTGCCCCAGCGTAGGAGCCTGGGCCGACGATGACCTGGCAGGCCGGGCCAGCCGGCGTCGCGTCGATTGCGGTCTGGATGTCCCGCGTCGGACTCGCCGCGACGAGGCTTCCGTGGGCGAACTCGCTGAGGGTCTGCGAGGGCAGTTCCTCGTAGCGGTCGGTCAGCCCAACAACCGTGGTCGTGCCAGCCGCCCCGGCCGGACCCTGCGGACCCTCGGGACCCTGCGGACCGGCGGGGCCGGTGTCGCCTTGGATGCCCTGAGCACCAGCCGGGCCCACATCACCCTGCGGCCCTGTGTCGCCCTGCACGCCCTGGATACCTTGCACGCCCTGCTCACCCTGCACGCCCTGCAGACCTTGCGGACCCTCCGGACCAGCGGGGCCGACAGCGCCGACTGCGCCAGACAGGTTGACGACCCACGAGCTAAAGGTGCCCGAACCGCTGTGGCTCGTGACGTCCACCACAAGCACGCCGGTTACGTCGTCATAGCTGACAACCTCGCCGTGCATGTGGTGGGTGATGTCGTAAGCAATCGTCACCGACTGCGTGACGGTGTAGTCGAGCGATGCTTCAACGGTCAGCGTTTTCGTCTGGTTGTTGATGGTGAGGCTAGTCGAGCTCGTCGTCTGGTAGCGGTCGCCGTCAGCGCCTGCCGCGCCGGGGTCGCCCTGCGGACCCTGCACGCCTTGGATGCCTTGCACGCCCTGCTCGCCCTGAGCGCCAGTTGAACCGGGGTCGCCTTGTGCGCCTTGCTCGCCCTGCGGACCTTGGGCACCGGCCGGACCCGTCTCGCCCTGGATACCCTGCGGACCTTGAGGACCAATGGCGCCCTGCGGACCCTCGGGACCAGCGGGACCAGTCGGACCAGCCGGACCCGGCTGACCGGGAAAAGTCGTCGTCGTGCCAGCCATCACGGCACCTTGCGGAAGTGAGCGCAGACCTCGACGTTCGACGCGCCAACGGCCGAACCCTTGAGGCTGAGCGTGGTGATGCTGCTCTGCGCCGTGCCACTGAGGACGCCGCGGACCTCGATGCTCTTGGCCGTGCCAGCGTCGAGCCGGGGCGCGTTCGTCGTCGCCGCGGGGCAACTCGCCGCCGGTCCGAGGCAGATGAAGGAGGCGTTGCCGCCCCACGCGTCACGCGAGACCAGCGAGAGCGACGAGAGGAACAGCCCCGCCGTCAGCGCCGTGCCGGTCGAGGTGTCCTTCATGTCGCCTGAGGCGATCTGCGTCCACGCCGCCGAGGTCGGAGCGACCACCGCGCAGCCATACACGTTGCCGTAGATGCCGTTGGCGTCTTGGGCCTGCGCCGGAACCGCGCCGACCATCGCCACAGCCGCGACCACTGCTGCCACCTTACGCATTGTCATCGCTCCCGACCTCCATGCTGATTCGCACTGCTGTCGCGCAGTCGACCACCGCCGCGCGGAATCTCTGCCAA